TCGTAGTCCGTGTAAAGTGAAGTACGTAATGTCTGATAATTCATTAATGGAGTGTATGCTAGTTTTGAATTACCAGCATGGATTCTATTGAATCTATCTATTAATGAGTTTGTTTGAATGTTACCGTATGTTTGTAAACGATCAACATCAATTGTGCGTAACTGATTTCCCCCTACATTTCTGATAATTACATCAGTGGAGAATAATCTTCTTAGTCGTCCGAATAGACTAGTATCTATTGCCATATTATTTTGTGTTACTCAATATGTATTATATGTTATAAATATCAAACATAATAAGGAACATTACATTAGCCAATTTAGATCGTGAGTGTTTCCATGTACATCTTTCATTTGCCAAGGATTATTTTCCCTATATGTTCCTGAACTAATACCTGATGATGCTACATTAATATTATTTAATGTTGCTCTAGTCATGTCTGTACCATTTTGATGGTATACTAATGCTGTATCTCTAATATATAAACCAAAAGATAGGGCCATCACCAAATCGTCATTATAGCCAGATTGTGCTTGTGCCTTACCATGATGCCAAATAAATGTTCTTAATTCCTCTAACATACGTTTAGAGTGGAATATAAATTCTTTACCACGTAATGAAGATTCTAATTTAGAAATAAATAATGGACGTGTTGTAGATTTATTTGTTATACCTGGAATTGTTTGGTCGTTTTCCATTTTATATACAAAATTATCAATCGACATATCACCACCTTTAGGTGAATGATATAAATTTGTATACCCACGTTCAGTAATTGAATTGATAACATCCCATCCAATATTTGCGTTCTCAACTACTAATAATGCTGAATTATATTCAGTAGCAGCTGTTATTAGATTATTTGCGAATTCACGCGTACCAATTTTAGATTTAAATTCAGCTACTTGTCTGTGTGATTTAGTTGCTAAAACGTGGAACGTTGAATAATCACTTCCATCACCACGAGCAACGTCAGCACTTACTACATATGTTTCAGATGGATCTGGGTATTCCCATATCCAATAATCTCCGGCCATACCACGTCTTTCGACGGGATCTATTACATAATTTTTCTCATAGTATTCTAAAATATCATTTGTTACAACGTTATTACCAGAAGCTAAAAAGTCACATTCATATTCTTGGGCGATTTCTTGAGCCCCCATATTAGCCTTTTCGTTTTCAAACCACGCGGCATCGCGTTCAGGATGCACATCCCAAGGTAATTTAATTGGTAGAAATGAATTTTCTGAATTTAAAGCACCTACCCAAGTTTTATGGAACCAGTTACCAATACCGTTTGGTGATGATAGTGCAACGCACCCCCCACCAGCTGAAATTGTAGGTTTAATTGCAGTATAGATCCGATCAATTCCATCAATAAAAGCAGCCTCATCAATTAATAGTAATGATACAGCATATGAACGACCAGCATCTGAAGCAGCAGATGATGCTATGATCTGGGATCCATTAGATAATTTTAATGATAATTTATTATTTGAATCTGGTTTTTCTTTACCTCTAAGCCATCCGGGTAATTGCTGGTACATAAATTGTACTTTATCTACCATGTTCACAGCTGTTGATTGCTTAGTTGCAATACATAATACTGTTTTATCTTTATGGAATAACATTGTCCATAATGAAAAACCAGCAGCTAGTGTTGATATACCTAATTGACGTGATTTATTAATGATTGTATAATCATTCTTTAACCATAACTTCAGTACTTGCTCTTGGAATGGGTATAGATTAAAATTTACACGCCCCCTAGTTGGGTGTTGTACCATACAGTACTTACGCATAAAGTGAATCGGATCAGTTAGACATTTAACGTATTCTTGTCTAATTATATCCTTTATATTTGTTTCACTCATTTCGTCCAGTTTTCTAATGCTTGTATATATCCATCACCCATATGATCCTTAATAGTCTTACCGGAAAATAATGATCTTAGGTATAACCAAAGTGATTTTAAAGACCCATCATTTTGTAATTTATTACCATTTGTATCTAATCGTACCTGATAATTAACGTGGTAAAATCTAATGTATGGTGTATGTGTTACTAAATCGTTGTTATGTACTATTCGTAAAGTATCTATACCACTATTATCGTAATTTTCCTTAAATACTTTATTACCTACTCTTGGACTACCAATAGTTGTTGATTTAACGTTATAATGTGGGTAGTGTTTTTTAATTGAGTGCGCATATAATGTTGCTACTGCACCACCTAAACTATGTCCACAAACTACAATATCTGTAGCTTTACCTTGTAGGTTTTCTAATGCAGTATCGATTGCATCATAGGTATCACCTACTACTGATTCCCAGGAACTTTTAAATCCAATGTGTACTTTTTCACCTTCGTTTATAAATGGTACTTTATCAATTGAAGCATCGTTTTGGAAATCCTTCTTTGATTCACTGCCTCTCCATACAACATATATTGATTTATCCTTTATTGCTACAAATCCTTGTGTGTCTGATTTTTTATGTTCGATCCATTTTACTAATTCTAATCCATAATCATCCCATATGATTTGATCTTGGTTGGAATAAGCTAACACTGCTAATTTTGCGTTATATAATGCTTCGTTTCTTGTCATAATGTGTTTTTGTATATAAATATATAAAAAGAGAAAAGTCCGCTAAAAGCGGACTCTCTAAATAAACAAACATTATTATGAAAAATTTTTATACTTCTTCTTCAGCGTCTTCAGCACCAACGATAGCGGCAGCATCTCTAGTTTCTTTATCAGAAATTTTAGGTATGCCGTATTTCTTTTTTGTAATGCGGAATTTTTTAGCTAATTCTAAGGTAACTGGATCTTGTGTTTGAATTAATCCATCAGCATATTGTTGAGCAATTTCTTGTCCTAGTTCATCATCATTATCTACCATAGATTTCATTTTATCAACATATTGTTGTTTTCCAGCAGCGTTATCAGCTTTACGATATGCTTCACGAGCACGTTTGTAATCTAATGTTTTAGCAGCTAATGCTGCACGATCTGCAGGAAGCATGTAATCTGGATTAGCTTGAGTGGAAGCAGTATACTCAATATCACGACCGAATTTTGAACCACGGTCTTGAGATGGAGTAACCACACCAGTTGCTTTTTCAAATCCTGTTGACACATCTTTTTGTGAGGCACTAAACGGCAGTTCATCATATGATATTTTTTTCTTTCCAATTGCACCAATTACTAATGGACGAATAAAAGATTGTTGTGATGCATATTGACGATCAGGATTAGCTTCGTTGTGTAGACGTAAAATATCTGTAGCTGTTAATGCTTCGCCTTTATCTTTTAATACTTTAACAATATCAACTAAACTTCTAAATTCTGATTTAGATAATTTACTTTGTACACTTTCTAATTCACCTCTAAAATCTGGCTTCAATGAATATTTCACCTCAGCGGCACGAGCCATTTCGGCTACTTTTACAGGTTGATTAGTTTTTTTAGCTTGATCAATCGCTGTTTTTACTGTCATTGGGTTTTCGTCCTTAACATCTTCAGGTCTTGTATTTTTATCTACAATAGTAGTAATCTCACCCATTATCTCCTCACGTACTATTTTATCAATTATTTCTTTTAATTTATCTTCCATTATATATTTTATAGGAGTGTTTGATTATAAATATTATTATTTCTTTAATTCATTTAATATAGTAGCAATTCTTTCATCTCATTTAATATAGTAGCAATTCTCTCCTCAGTACTACCTTTAATTTCAACTACACGTTTTGGTTTATATATATTTAAAAACCATTTAATAGATTTATCTATCATATCCCGATATTCAGGATCTGTTTCTCTAATACCATTATTTTCTATATCTACACCTTCGGGCGATACATAAAAAATAATATCGTATTGCTTAGCCAACAACATAGCCGCGTCAAATAATATCTCTTTTTCATTAGATTTAATCGACTTAGCCTCTTTAGTAAATGCACAAACATCATATACTGTTCTGTCAGTTAATAGATTATCATTAAATAATTCACTCGCACGTTCAGCAATGAAAACCAACTGACCTTTAACACTAGAGTCAGTATTTAATGGGATACCTAAATCGCTTAAATATTTAGATCGTTCAACACATCCCACATAATCTTTAAACTCATCTAATT